ATAACCTAGAAAGGCTGTAACATACTATGGATGTAACAACAGGCTCTCCTTGGACGGTTAGAGGACGCTCCGAGGGTGTTCCCAGTATACCCCGTACTATAGAATATAACAGTATATAAGAATGCCCTTCTATCCCTCTCACCATACATCAGTATACATAGAGACAAAGAGTAGAACTGTGCCCAACAAGAGGATTCAGGTCATTCAATATATCCGTGGAGAGAGTAAGAGTGAACTAAAGCTATGAATTCTTTCTTCTTTTAAGCTATGTTTACCTATAGTATGGCTAAATGTATAGAATTGAAGACGAATAAGGGACTGGGACTATATTTAGAGCGATCTCTTTTGTTCTAAAAGACTATATTTCAGGTCGTTCATTTATTCCATGGAGAGTATAGAAAGAATGTAGAGCGAGATAAGGGAATGAATTCATAACAACCCTGCACAGGGTACATGGTACAACATAGGATAGTGTCTAATGGCCTCTGGACAGGCACACAGCGAGTCTATTCGTTTAGCGTACTATGGTACGCACAAAGTAATAACATTTGTCTAGACAGTATACAAAGAAAGAATTCATAGGTTCATTTAATGATGTCTAGGTATTTGCAATTAGAGTTCCTCTGTGGTACCTTATAGGTGCAGGCAAAGGCACACACCAATGCCTGACTATACAAAGGGGGTGGGGACACATGGACAAGTACCTCATCATGGTGACCGATTACGCAGCGTCGGACATCGAAAGTAAACAGATATGGAACATAATCGAAGATGTCGATTGTGAGTCTATGTTTGCAGCACTGGACAGGATCCCTAAGCTGATAGGCGACGAGATAGTGTCGCTTGCAGGCAATAAGGACGAAACGATCCTGGTCACGCTTAACGGCGTGTGGAAAGTGGTACAGGTATCCAAAGAGGATGCCAAGGTAATGCGACTCGGGGAATCGGCACGCATGGAAGAAGATGGTTGTGCAGAAGGGCAATCGGGAGGTTGTGTCGCATGACAGGTCTTCTAATTACCAATGGTAAGGCCCAGATAAGCCCGTTCGCAGTCGGAGGAAGCCTTGTAAGAGCGTACAAGGACGATGGTACTGAGCATGTATGGGAGCCTGGAGGCCCCTTCTGCCTCAGTGATTACTGCGAAGGAGATACCTTCACATGCCAGATATGCGGTCAAACCCGTTGTCAGGTATTCATGGACGAAAGGGTAGAGGGGGTAGGGAATGTATGCTCCATCTTTATGTGCCCTGAGCTTCACGTTCTAGCTCAACAAGACATTCATTCAGCGAGAGCGCTGACTATCCAAGACCCCTAGGGACACCCCCTTCTAGGGTATGTGTGTGGATAGCCCCTCCCATCGGGGAGGGGTGATTCCATAATTTCAGGTGGTATTGGAGTTCTGTGGAGAGTAAAGATGGTATATAGAGCGTGATAACAGAATGAATTCTTAAAGGTCCACAGCGTTGCATAAAGACTTCATCTAGTGTACACTGTAGGTAACACAAACAAGGGGGTGCAAAGCACCATGATGACAGAGCAAAAAGTACAGCAGCAGTTAACCAAGATATACGAGGCTTGCGAAGCCGAAGTTGAGATTGGCGAAGTTGGCACCAGTGGGCCAGAGCTGCTTCTCATACAGGTAATAAAGGTATTGAAAGAAGCAAACCCAGATGCCAGCGATTCGGTCTTTCACTACTGGTTAACCGAAGCCCTAGCATGAGGTAAGTCTAGGTAACGCTTGGACAGTAATTCAGGCGGTACAACAAAGCCGTGGAGAGTGACAGACAGATATAGATGTACTGATGTCAAGGAACATTAACTATAGGTGGAAAGAAGTCATAGGTGTATACAGTTAGACTTCATTAGTATATAATTTAGGTAACACAAAAAAGGGGGTGGCAAAAACATGTCATCTGTAAACGAAAAACTAATTGCTATGGGATACGAGTCTTGCAAGTGCGATCCGTATAACACGGGTGCCGAATGTGGGTCCGTGGTTGTACCTCCCAGCGATTTCATCGACATAGTAGCTTCGATGTTTCACCAGTACCTCCGCAAAGGTAATCTCGACGTCGAAGTCCAGGTTATGTCCAACGTGGTCGAAGCATGGCGCGACAGGTGGGTATCCCATAACGAGGGCGACATCACTCTTCTCGTTGCACTAGCCGAAGTCTTTAACAACCCGTAAGGGGTAATCTGGTCGGGGGCACAAGCCCCCGACTTCAGGTGGTTAAATAAATCCTTGGAGAGTAGTCTGATGGTAGGATGGATGGATGTCAACACATCTATTAGGTAAGTCTTTGCTATATATTGAGATGCGTAGATAGAGTTCACCTGTAGTATAATGGTGGTGGCGGGCTTTGCCCGTACAACACATAGGGGGTGGCAGTGATGTCATTCGACGACGATAGCGCAGCCGAGGGTATTCAGTCTCAAGTCGAGCAAGTGTATAAGGCAGCGGTCGAGGGAGGGTATTCAGCCCCGGTCGATTTAATTCTCAACTACACCATTGAGGGTATTCTTTGCGAAGCGGGCCTCGACTTAATCAATCCGACCCACTTACAATTTATACACTCGGCGTTCGCGGAGGTCATGCGAAACAAATTCGACTACAGTGTTATGTCTATCTGTAACCCTACAGCGGGCGTATGCACCGACGACATACCCAAGGAGAAGGGTCTTCCATCCGAGGTAGGTAAAACCTGTTGCGGTAGCAAGGGGCCGGTACCAATAGGGTAGTCTCTCCTTAGGGGGGTGGCACAGGCCACCCCTCTCTCACCCATAAATCAGGTGGATAGATAAAGGCGTGGAGAGGGAAGGACAGAGTTCATACACTCAGCTAAGATTGAAGTCTCCGTTGTCTACTGCCTATACAGATAGAGTTCATACATAGTATAATGTAGGCAACACATCGAAGGGGGTACAAAGTACCATGGACGAAATTAAGATGCAAGACAAAATGTCTATCCTGCTCGAAGCGTGCCACGAGGAGGTCACCGTTGGTGGTGTAGGCACAAGCGGGCAAGAGCTGTTTCTTATGCAGGCGATAGCTGCACTTAAGAAGGCCAATCCCGATGCCAGTGACCACGTTCTCAACTACTGGTTTACCGAAGCGATGGCATAGGAGAGCAGTCAGGGGTAGCACACACACTACCCCTGACATAATTCAGGTGGTTAAATAAAGACATGGAGATAGACAGACAGAAGGTCATAGGATAGATGTCTTACCTATGTACCTCTATGATGTCATACCCCTTGCGGGACAGAGTTCTTTAGTGTACTATATAGGTGCAGGCAGGGGCAACACACCTACCTGACAACTATCACAGGGGTAACGAACATGGCAGAGCTAAGTCAAGGCACGAAGTACCACTACCGAGACGATGGTCCCTCGAAGCTACAGGGTAAGCAAGTTGATTGGAATGGTCGCCTTGGTTCTATCCGTATGCGACTCGAATATGCGGGCTGGGATGACTGGTACATACAGCGAGGCGTAGACGACGGTCTCGAGTATGGTCGCGACGAGGGTATCAATCTAACACCCCGTGTTATAGCCGATACATCTATCCCAGCAGCCTAACACACAGGGGGGTAGTCTATCTACCCCCCAACTGCTAGTAATTCAGGTAGTTTAAAAACGGCGTGGAGAGTGTTCTTAAGAATGCTTGGCCGGGTATGATATGAATTCATACTACCACAAGGATATCATATCATATACTAAGAATGAATTCCTAAGCTACCCCACCCACTGTCCTTATAAAGCCTTAGAATTCAGGTGGATAAAAAAAGACGTGGAGAGCATTCTTTGTTTGCCTTAACGGTAAATGTACGCTTTGCGAACGCATGTTCGAAAAAACGAATATCGTCGCCCAAACGACCCAAAGCGACGAAAACCGTCGGTGTACCTTGCCCGGCGCGACGAATTTCGTACACACAACTTGCCCGGCGCGACGATAACCGTAATGTACGCCCAATGCACACGACCAGGCTTTTTTACGAACATGCGAGCTAAAAAATTGGTCGAAAATTGGTGCCAAAAACGCTTGCATTGTGCGCCTTGTGCGCCCATAGTGGTTGGCATGGTAAACGTAATAAATACAATCGCAATCGGGGTAAGGGGTACTACGCCTCGCGCACCTATTACGGCATTGCCTAACACAGTTAATCGAAAGGTAATTTCGAAAATGGTAAACAAAGTAATAATTTACGATGGTGCCAAAGTGCTAACGGCCGCAAGGCTTCGCAAAATTGGCGAATTGCTTGGTTTTAACGATAGCGTTAAGGCACGCGGGCAAGGTTGGGGCATAAAGTCGGTCGAAGTCGGCCATAGCTTGCCCGCAACCCGCCAACAGGCGCACGCAATCGCGACAAACTACCTTGCGGCTATTGGTACGCCCGGCGAAGTAACAGGCACGCCGAATATACACTTCGCACCGGCGAAGTCGGCGGGCAAGCTAACGTCGCATAAGCCGAATTACCACCCTCGCAACTTTGCGAAGCGCGTACCCGGTTACAACCTGCTATGCGCCGAACATGGCAAAATACAGGGCGATAAGTGCATCGCAGCTTGCCAATGGGGTATGGCCGACGCGGTAACGGGCAAATGGGCCGCCGATTCGCTAGCACCCGTAAAGGGCAAAAAGGCGACCGGCAAAGCTACCCCGCGAGTGGTAGCTACTAGGGGCAATGGCCCGGCTAACAAGCCCGCACAGGCGAAAAAACCCGAACAGGGTACTAAGGGGGCCAATGGTTAAATAGCATGGCCCCGGCGTAAATGCCGGGGCCATTGCCTACACAAACCGCAACCCTAAGCCTACAAGGTACACAAAACATGCTTACAAGCACCAAACTCGAACGACTAATCGATGCCGCCGAACATAGCGGGCCGGTAATCGTCGTACATGCTAACGAAAAATCGACAGGCAACAACGACGATAGCGCCAATTTCGACAGGCTTTATGTTACGAATTGCTACCCAAAGCGCAGTACCAAAAACGGTTACGAATGGTACCTATTCGAAAGCGAAGGCGAAAAACAGCTATTTTGTATCGACATAGCCGACATACATTACGTCGGCTACGACTTAGGGCCGCGCCCTATGGCGGTTTATACCGCGATACTGCTATAGGTTAGCCCCTACAAGCCGCCTACACACCATGTAGGCGGCTTTTTTGCGCCCATTGGTGTAAGGTACCGGCCCAAGTTATAAAGGCACCTAAAAACGCCAAACCGTTAGGTCTTGAAAACCCCAAATGTAACCAGAGTATGATTTCAGTACCTAAATTTCAGGTGGAAATGAGAGGTCGCGACAACTGACCCCCCCTTTTGTATAAAAGAGTATTGAAAAAAATTTTATTTTTGAGAGGTAAAAACTTCCCTGTGGGAACCTATCGGTTCCTTGTAAAGAGTGTGGTATACTGTGTGTACAAGTTAATTTGGGCAGGGAAATTAAGAAAACTTCCCACGTTTAAAAAGAAATGGAGACGAAGAATAAAGAAATGACTAGAATGAGAATGTATACATTAAGCCAACATCATCACTTTGGGAATGTAGTAAAGCACTCACATGTATTACCATATATACCTGTAGACCGAGAATTATATCCTCTGGGCCAGTTTATTATTATGTCATGTAATATCGAAGGGCATCATGAAGTTAATGAGCTTGTGCGTGATGATAATAATAATTATGTGATTATAAAGCATCAGGCAGAACATTTTGGGGTGACGTTATGAATATGAAAGAAGGATACGCCAAGATTAGATTATTGCCGGACAAATGGATAAGGATGGCTGATTTAGAAGGTGCATATGATGGACCAATATTAGGTTATGTAAGTGCAGCGAGACAATTACGAGAAATAATTGAGGAGATGGATGGTAGTATTGAAGGATATACTCATGTAGAGGCTTTGAATATTATTGCTTCTCAGAACAATGGAGTAGTGAAAATAGTAGACGCGATAGATAAGTTCTATGCAGCAGGTCTTTCACAATCTTCTCGTTCTAACCTTAGAGCACACATTCAACAGGTATTAACAAATGAAGATTTTAAAAGAGTTTCATATGGAGTATATAGGAAAAAGTAATGACTAAGAAGCATAAAATACAGGAGGAGAAAAATGGAAATAAGAATAATCAAAATGGGAATATCTTTAACATCACCATTTAGTGAACAGGTAGATCTTAGTTTTGATGTTAAAGATAAAGATACAGAAGAACTAAGAACTATATATGATGGATTAATACAAGGAGATAATGTTTACCAGTTAACTTTAACAAGATCGAAAGAAAAATAACATGGCTAACAAATTCGAGACGGAGGCACATAGAAATGATAGTTAGGAAGTTAAGACATTGGTTTAGCATGAAGAGCCGCTTGGAGCGCGAGAAGGCCAGCCTTGAGCGGGCACTCATTAACGTCACAGAGCGGCAAGTCTTGGCATCAGAAGTAGAGACACTACGCGCCAGAATGATCGAGCCTATTACCCCATCACAAGTAGTAGTAGAATCAATGCCTAAGACGATACTGGAGAAAGCAGGGTTAATCAAACGCCTAGATGGACGTACCTCTCCTGTCCAAGAAATGGCGTTTGCGATATTGGAGGAGTTCAACGGGGAATACTTAAACACTTCTCAGATTGCCGCCCTGATACAAGACAGGTTTGCCTACAAGATTAGTCCAGCGACTACAAGTTCGGCCATCCGATTACTCCGTAACCGAGGGGCTATCGCCAAGAAGCCAAAATCATGGCTGTACACCTTCGTTATGATCCCACAAGAAGAAAAGGTTTAATACCTCATAGAGGATAGATATTAAATATATAATTACTGAATTTCAACTAGATAGTATAAAGAGTATACGTCGTCAATTAAAGGAATTAGATAAAAAGCTTAAGAAAAGTGAACTAACAGATTTAGAGTATCTTAATGAAATTTGGATAATAGAAGGGCAATTTACTCAATACACTAGAGCAGCACAAACAATATATTGGAAAGGATTAAGGAGAGAAGAATATGAGCAAGAAAAACGAGACCAAGAAGAAACTGCCAGTAAGGGAACGAAGGATGGTGTACACATTTCTAAGAACCGATCTGATCGAAGAAGTAGACATACTAAGCATAAAAACAAAGATTCCTAGGCAGGAGTTGATTGATATTGCTATGGGTAGTTTTATTGGAAGGATTAGTAAGGGTAAAATAACAATTGATGAAATAAAGAAAGTGAGATCTAAATACGAGTTAATCCCACAGGTTCGTAGACAAGCTAAAAAATAAGGATCGTGTTGCAATACACGCGGGCGATATAAGGTACAGTCCTAATTCGCCCCTGTGACCCTCCTTAAACCCCCGGTGTTAGCGCACCGGGGGTATTTTTTTATTACCCCGTTGTGAATTACCATGTTATGATGGTAAGATATATGACATGGGACGTAAGAAGCTTGCTGTTGATGTTCGAGAGAAGCTATTTGTTCTATGGGTAGTACATGAGGGAAACTCTAACCGTGTAAAGCACGGAATGATTGACCTTCACGATATAACTCTTTCCCGTAATACAATAATCCGAACCGCAAGGCGTGAAAACTTCGACGCTCATGCGATGATTGCTCGCCAGAAGATGATGGCCGAGTTAGGTACCAATGTTCCCGATGTAAATTCCATGCGAATGGTTAAGATCGGCATGGATATGTTGCAGTTTGATGAAATGCTTATCAAACAGCTTAAGATCTACATGCGAGGTGACAAGCGTGCAAGATGTGACATTAAAGATCTTAAAGGTGCTATGGAAGTCGCCAAATTTGTTTCATTAAATCTTACTTCCATGACAGGTGTTGATCCTAAAAGGAACGCGCTTGAGAAGGCTGCTGATGCTATGGGGCATAGTATTGCTAAAGATGCGCTTGAGATTCTTAAGGACGCCGGACCTGAAGAGTCTGCTAGAGTAATCAGCAAGCTTAAGGAAAATATCCTTAACGGTAGCAATGGCACGGTCATTGAGATACCGGCAGTACGTAGATAGTGACTACTACTTTCCAACGTAATTCTAATGATCTATTACAGGAAATGGATCCTGAACAGATTAAGAGAGATTTAGCACAACAAAATATTATAATATGGACTGATGCTCATATTCGCACTGAAAAAGGTGTGAAGATGGAGTATCACAATCGCCCTTATCTTCCTCAGATTATGGAAGACTTTAGCGATCACATCGTAGTAACTAAGTCGGCTCAAGTTGGTCTTACCCAGACTTCAATAGTTAAATCTCTTTTCGTTGCTGATACTGGTCATCGCACGATTATTTACACGTTCCCTACTAAAGGAGACGTGATGGAATTTTCTAAGGCAAGGTTTGGAGCAATAATTGCTGACTCAGCTTACCTTAGTACAAGAGTACAAGATACTAATTCTGCCGAGTTAAAGAAAGTAGGTGATTCACATATCTACTTCAAGGGTACGTTTACAGAACGCCAAGGGTTGTCTGTTCCTAGTGATGTAAACGTCCATGATGAATTAGACTTTAGTGACCCTAATGTCCGTGATGTCTATTCATCTCGCCTTGATGTTTCTGACTTAGCATGGGAGTGGGATTTTTCTACTCCGACTATTCCAAACTATGGTATTGATGCACTTTGGCAGAAAAGTGACAAGCACGTTTGGAGAGTCATTTGCCGAGGATGTGGTAAAGATCAGCAGATTAGTTTCTTTAAAAACATTTTCCGCAAAAAGGGCCACCCTTATTATTGGGGATGTAGGAAGTGCGAAAAGACTATTGACCGTTCAGTTGGTCGATGGGAAGCAAAGTATCCCAAACGTCATATACGCGGGTATTATGTTCCTCAGTCGATTTGTGGAGTCATCAAGGCTGGTAAGCTTAAGAAGGTATATAAAGATGCTCCCAATAAGCCACTAGGAATGAAGAAGTTCTTCAACTATAACCTTGGTAAACCTTATGAATCTGGCGATACGTCGCTTACTAGGAAGCTTATCCTTGATCGAGTTGTTCCAGGCACAGTGGAACAGGGCAAGATCTTCTTTGGTGTTGATCAAGGTGATGTGCTACATCTCGAGATTACTAAGGAGATAGATGGTAGAAGAATTGTAGTAGGACTACATAAGCTTCACAGTTTTAAAGAGCTAGAAGATATGCTCAAGTATTGGAAGCCTTCTATTTGTGCGATTGACGCATTACCCAACCATCAAAATGCGTTAGATCTTGCTAAGGTTTATCCTAATGTTATAGTGGTATACTACGATACAGGGATGAAGACTAGAAGCCTAGATAAAGATACTTGGACAGATGATCTTAAGAAAAGTAAGGTATCTGTACCAAGAACTGAAGCTATGGATCATACCGCTTCTTTATGGCAAAGAGGTTTGGTGTCTATTGAGCACCACATAGGTCTTACTTCTATTGAAGAGTTTGCTGTACATATGAGCAATATCAAAAGAGATATTGTTGATGATGCGCGTACTGGTCAGCAGAAACCTATATGGAAAGCTGTTGGCCCAGATCACTATCGTCATGCTGATATATATAACTGGATAGCACAACAGATTGCATCTAATAGTAGATCTTCAGAGATGGCTACTTCTGGACACAATACTAGTGAAGTTGGTTTTGCTGGTGCGGTTGGTAAGAATTTATTTGATGATAAGGAAATTTGGTAATGGTACAAGCTAAGACTGCACTAGCTAAACAGAAAAAGGGTGACAAACCTGTTGTAGCAGAGATAGGCCAAACTCTTGCCACTCCTGGTTTTGGCGATTCCATGGATCTATGGGATAATGAAGGTATTCCTCTTCGAAAATTAGATGCTATGTTCCGTAAGGATGGACAAGTAGCTGGTTTGTATAGACTTATCACTACACCTATCCGAAGAGCAAGCTTTATAATACATCCTAAGCATAAGCGGGCGAACCGCGAAGCCAACTTTATAGCAGATATTTTTAATAACTCCTATGCAGATGGTGGGATGCGTATACCTATTCATCAGGTACTCGCAACAATACTACGCATGATGCTCGATGGATGGGCACCTCATGAAATAGTGTGGCGCATAGATGAAGATGGCTTTGTTAGAGTAGACAAGATTGCTCATCGTCCTTCTAATAGTATGAGAGTTACGTTGAATAGTCATGGAGAAATTACAGGTTATCATCAGAATCGTTCGATAGTAGCAAACCTCTTAACTGGTAAAGCTGGTGAGATACCTATTCCCGCGGATAAAATGCTTCACTTCGTATATGGGCGTGAATTTAATGCTATCTTTGGTAGGTCAATATTCACACAAGCTTTCTATCACTTTGAAAAGAAGCATAAGCTTTACTACATCAGCCATGTAGCTGCGCAGATAAGAGCGTTGGGACTTCGCATGGTTACGGCTCCAGCTGAAGAAAGTCCTGAAAATATAAAGAAATTCATGGATATGGTTGCGAAACTTGGTTTCAATAGCACTATCCTAGTACCTGATAAATATACCTTGGAACTATTGGCGAATAGTGCATCTCCTATAGATGCTATGCCGATGATCAATCATCATGATAGTCAAATGGGTAAGTCAGTTCTTGCTCAGGTTCTTGACTTGGGAGCTGAAGGTTCGTCCGGAAGCTTCAAGCTATCTGATACTCATCAGAATATTTTCATAGATAACCTTGAATTGATATCTAGGGATATTGCAAGCGTTATCAATAATTTCCTTATTCCAAAGCTTATTGATTGGAACTTTGGTACAAAGAATTATCCTAAGCTAGAGTTCCTACCTTTTGATAAGAGAACTCAAACTACTATATCTTCTTTGTATCAGCGTATTGCTACAGGCCGTACTCTTAATACTACTCCTCAGTTCTTCCTTGAATTGGAGAAACAGGTCGCTGCTGATCTTAATCTCGATATTGACTATGAACCGATTGAGGATGAGACAATTGAGAGACTAGAGAAAAAAGTAGAAGAGCCTCTTAACAAACCACCAGCAGGTCAGGTCGCTCCGGCTACACCGGCAAAAACTGTTAATAATAAAAAGGAATAAATTTACCCCCATTGTCAATACTTAAAATATCAAGTATCCTTTGAATTAAGCATTAATCTGGAGATAATATGAGTAAAAGCCTTATACTGAAAGCAATAGCTGAGGAGCCGTGGGCAATCCTTCCTAAAAAAATGGAAACGATTATTCATGTCTCTACTCTACATGCTCTCGGTGCTAAATTTTCCGCTGAAGAAATTGCAGAAAAAATAGGTCCAATTAAAGCTGAGCAGGAGGGTAGGCGAAAGAATAGTGTTGGATCTGTAGCAGTCTTGCCGATTGTCGGCACTTTATCTAAACGTGCTAATATGCTTGAACAGTCAAGTGGTGGTGCGTCTACTGATGCTATAGGACAAGCATTCCTTCAGCTTGTCAATGATCCTAAAGTTAGTTCTATTATCCTCGATATAGACTCTCCTGGTGGTACTGTTGCTGGTACTACTGAGTTAAGTAATCTCATCTTTGAAGCACGTGGGAAGAAACCAATTATTGCTGTAGCCAACTCTCTTGCAGCTTCTGCTGCATTGTGGATAGCTACTGCTGCTGACAAATTTATCGTAACACCTTCTGGATTGGTTGGATCTATAGGTGTTTTTACTGTACACAACGATATTTCCAAGAATCTTGAACAGGAGGGCATTAAGGCAACAATAATTAGTGCTGGTAAGAAGAAAGTAGATGGTAATCCTTTTGAACCTCTTAGCGACCGTGCTAAGAAAGATATTCAAGCGATGGTTGATGATATGTTCTCAGAATTCGTTAGCACAGTAGCACGCAACCGCGGAGTTACTGCTGAATTCGTTATTGAGAACTTTGGTCAAGGCGACGTAATGAGCGCTGAGGCCGCAGTTAAAGTTGGATTGGCAGACAGTGTAGCAACACTACGCTCAGTGATCAAGGTTAGCCTTGCCACTTCTTCCAGCCGTAAATCCCAAAGTAAAACGAACAGTGTAACTAGAGATTCACGTTCGCATAAAGAAATTATAGTAGTAGATGCACAGGAGGGACATATGTCTAATAGTGCAAGTGGTGGTGGTGATCAGATCACCGAGAGTGAACTCCTCGAAGGTTTGAAGGAGTATGGTATCAATGCTGAAAGTCTTGTTGATGTTAAAGCTTCATTGAAAGATGGCGCTAAGGCAAAGACTGAACTTAAAGCATTGGAAGATAAGAAGCCCGTTCCTGCTTTGGCTTCTAGTGATATCGCTAAACTTGTTAAAATCAACAAGGAACAGGCGTCTCGTATTTCCATTCTTGAGTACGCAAGTGCTAAGTCTATGGCTGTTGCTGCTGTAGATGGTTTTATTCGAGAGGGTAAGATCACAACTTCTCAGAAAGATGCTTATGTCGAGTTGGCAGTAAGTAACACTGAGCAGTTTAATGCTATCATGGCTAATGCACCTGTTGTTATTGATATCGAGGAAAAGGGTGGTAATGAGGCGGAAGCGACTTATGGCACCGAAATGACTGAGGAGCAGGCAGCTATAGAATCTAAGAGAATCGTTGATGCATCTGGTGTCAATGGGAAGGGAGCTACTAACTAATGAGTGAAATAACTGAATGGTCAGATGAACAGATTCGAGCAATCCTGTTTGACAGGCAGGGTTTGACTAAGTATCCAGGTGGTCTGCCTGTTGCGGCTGGCGCTAGAGCTATTCGTGATGGAGATATTCTAGCCAAGGAAACTACTGGTAATACGGTCATCGTTTGTAAGCGTACAGAGCTTGCAGCCGCTGAGCCTCAGACTGAAACCTTAATTTTGGTCGATGATGCACATCCGTTTGAGGTTGCTGACGTTGTGCAGATTGGTGATGAGGCGACGACTCTCAATGTTGTTAGTCTCAACTACGACACCAACGTAATAACGATGGGTGCTCTGACTCACGCTACTGGTCAGGATGTTGATGCAATATTCCACGTTGCTGCGCTTGCTCAGGACGATGCGTTGGGTATTGCACTGACAGGTGTATATAAGAGGGATGCAGCAGCTTCTGGTCTTAATGTAGATTTGGTTACTCCAGCATCTACCGTGTTCTATGGTGACATTGCTATCACTGGTCGGTTCCGACTTGATCAGCTAAGGAACTTCCGCGCAGGTAATGTGATGGATACTTCTCTTGGTGGTCTTGAACTTGCTGATAACAATACCTATGTTATCTCAACCCCTAGCACCAACTACTCGCAGACTTAGAAAGGAGCGTTAATAAATTATGTCTAATGAACTTTCGATTTTTGAACCTCGCGTACTTAACGGAGTAATCCGTGAGTTTGAGGGACCTGAGCAGATGGTCGGCCATCAGCTTGTTGGTACTCCTGAGCATGATCCTGCTCCTACATGGGAGTATGATATTGAGCGAGAAGCGCGTGGTGCTCAGCTATCACATAACAGCTATGGCTCAGAAGCCCGTATAGTCGATCAGCTTCCTTACGGACATTTGGAAGGTGGTTACGCTTATCTTCGAGATAAGAAACAATTTAATCCCACTACTCTTAGATGGCTTCGAGAGGCTGGTAAGTCCCAGCTTGCACGTGGACAGGCAGAACGCCGAGTAACTAAGGAACTTCAGGCTCTCCGAATGGAGCACCTGAGGTCTGAAGAAATTGCTATCTGGGCTATGCTCACTGGCAGTTGGGCTTACACCCTTATGAATGGTGCGACCGTCACGGTTAACTACCGACTTCCTGCTGCTCACACTCCTACCGTTGGTACGGATTGGGGTGCTGGTGGTGACGATCCTGTTGGTGACCTCTTCGCTTGGAAGAGAGTTGTTAGTCGTGCAAGCGGCTTCCCAATCAGGCAGGCATGGTTGAACGGTGCAACCTTTGAGACCTTCTACAACCTAGCAGAGGTCTCTGCCAATCTGTCCGATGTCCAGAGGGATAAGTACAGGAATGAGGGTATGGTACCTAGGTTCCTAGGTATTGATTGGTTTGAGTATGATGGTGGCTATCAGAACGCTGCTGGTACCTTCGTACCCTATATTCCGGATGAGCGAATTATCTTTATCGCTCCCGGTGGAACAGATAATCTGTCGATGAACTACGGTCCGTCAGCAGACCTTGGTGCGCCTGAGATGCACACTGGTCCATTTACTAAGTCGTGGGACGAGGAAGATCCTTCTGGTAGGCAGTTCTTGCTTGAGCAGAACTACATGCCGTTCTTGAAGAAGCCCTTCCAGATTCTCACGGCAGACACAACCGCTTAATAGGGGTGGAACGATGGCAAAACGATATAGGATGCTAGTGACCGGTCTAACGGTCAAAGGCTTTGGTGTTGTCACCAAAGGTGATATTCTTACAGAGGCACAGATGGGGGAATTGCCCCTAAGTCTTAAAGAACAGAAGGCGCACTTTAAGGGCGGGAAAATTAAATACGTTTTGATTGGTAGTCCAGAGGAATCAGTAATTAGGGATGTGCTTGAAGGCACTATGTCCGATGAAGATATTATCTCTGCTGTGCAGAGCGATATCCCAGGTGCTCCTACTGTTAGCGATGCTGATACAAGGCTGAATGATGGTGTTCCTGAGCACCATCAACACAATGAAGAAGATGGTCTTGATAAAGAAGAGGCTAAGGCAAGGAAGAAAATAGCTAAAGCTAAGAAGACCAAGAAGACCAAGAAATTAAAGTCGTAAGGCGCTACTAGCGCATCGTAAGGGGAGAGGAATGGGCGTTCTAGGAGTTCTAACAGTTCAGCAGCTTGATATTCGTTCAAGGGTTAACTTTGAAACGGGTAATGATGATGCTGATCAAGAGGCCAAGACACTGTG